AATCTATACCAAAGTCCTGTAAGAGCAAAAGCCCTTTCTTCTTTAGTAGAAAGTAAAGTCCCAGCACTGATATTAGCCATACCATAGTCCAGATGTTTTTTACTGAATAACTCCAGCTGCTCTTCCATGATATCCATATAACCATTGTAAATATGAGGATATTCTTTTTTAATAATTTCACTTGATTTCATCATTATCTATTATCTATATAAATTATTACTTCGTTATAATATTCAATAAAATGTTCATTCCATAAATCCCATTTAATGTCTACACCATTAACCGAATTAACCTCATGATTAGGAAATAATCTTAAATATGTATCTCTAAAAATCCTAAATTTTGATTTTAATTCTGGTGTTGATAGATGCCATTCACCTACTATTTTTTTTATATTTTCTTTTACCCAAAAAATATTTTCAGGTTTAAAAATTTCATATTCTCCTCCTTCACAATCAGTTTTTACAAAATCAATTTTATTTAAATGATTAGATTTTAAAAAAGTATCCCAAGTAATATTATTTTTATTATCAATACTAGACATAAATTTTTCAATAATAAAACAATTTGGAATTTGAGATGTATTCTCTTTTAAGAGAGGAAGAGATTTTTGAGAATCTGCACCGGGTTCAAAACAGTATATAGCTTGGGGTTTATTATTTCTAATACTCCAAGTAAAATCACCAATACCAGCACCTAAATCAATAACAATATCTCCTTCTTCAACCTCAAATATTTTTTCATATAATTTATTTACCCAAACTTCTTGGTATACCTGACGTCTAGCGTTAATATTTTCTATAGAGCCCCAATTAAAGCCTTCTTCTTTAACTATTTCCCATCCATTGGGGGTATTTAAATAATTCATATAACTTGTTTATAATAATGCTTTTTTTATTAATTTTTCAGTTTCATCCTCTTCTACTCCCATTTTCCATAAAATACTTCTAACACTAATGCCTAAAATATCAATATAATAATCAGCTTCACCTAAGGAGCATTCATAATAATCAGCAACATATTCAGCTAGTTCTTGGTAATTTTTTTTATTTTGGTTTTTTACATATTTGAGGTAAACTTTCTTCTTTGGTAACATTTCGCGATAGATGGAATAAATTTGTTTTTTGTTTTGTGGATTAATCTTTTGAACATAATTTACTATATCAATGTAGCCTATGTTCATAGATACATATCTATGTATCATGTAAGAATTCCATTTATCCCACGATTCTTGCGAAATTTCTTCAGGAGCTGTTTTATAGAGAGTTATCTCATTCAACCACTCGAAGAGGGTTGTCACCTGTTTCATCTCTTAATTCTTTTGGTAGGGTTTCTTGAAAAATTTCACCATCAGCTGGGTTATAAAAGACTGGGATAGGCATAAAAGCGTCTTCAGGAGTACCTGCTACGAATTTAGAGATTTTCCTAATAACGAACCCTTGAGCCCATACTTTTCCATTTTTGTGTTCTACTGACTCTGTATTTTTAAGGTCAATATTTGGCATTTGTTGTTGATCCATGACTATTTGTTTTGTTTATAATCTAAATAAAATCCAATCGCTACTAAAATATTCATCCCTACACTAGCGATTATCTCGTGTAAGTCTTGATATATATTTAAACTTAAATGAACGTGTCCTATCATCCAAAAAGGTATAGCCATATTTTGACTAATCCAAATTATAAGAAATTTTAGGAATTTTTTCATTTTAATTCAACTAATTTTTGTATGAGTGCCATACAGTTGATTTCTTTATCAATACGGAAGTTGGATTGGTAACTATATTCGTTGATATAAATTGCAACCATTCCTTCACGACCACTTGCATATACATTAGCGTTATCATAAAGATAACGATAAAGCTCTTCAAAATCACTAACGTTTGCGTTAGCAATGATTTGACAAATTTCACGCCATTTTGGTTTTGCATTACTTAATTCTTTAAGTATTGATGTCATGTAATTAGATGACACTAATACTGATTTATCTATAACTAATTTTTGGTTTTGGGTCGATAACTGTATTGTGTTAAGACATTTACGTAGATCTGGGTAGTATTGGTTTACAATGGTTTTTAGATCTTCCATTTCATACGCTGTATCTTCAGTTGTCATTACACTAGCGAGGTGTACTGCTACCTCTTTTTTACTAGGAGGGATAACTTTAAGTACTTGACAACGTGATTGAAGTGGATCAATAATACGCTCAACATAATTACACGTCATAATAAAACGTGTAGTACGTGAAAATGTCTCAATTACATTTCGAAGTGAAGCTTGTGCCTGTATCGTAAGAAAATCTGCCTCATCCAAAATAACCACTTTGAGTGGTTTAAATGAAGCTGTTGAAGCAAACCCGGAAACCTTGTCTCTAATAGTTTCGATACCCCTTTCATCACTTGCGTTGATATAAAGGTAATCACAATCAAGGTTATTAACAATAAGCTTAGCCAGAGTCGTTTTACCTGTACCAGCGGGACCGTAGAAAATAAGGTTTTGGATATCATTTTGACCGAGATATTGTTTAATGGTCTTTTTGATGTGTTCATTTCCAACATAACTATCTAAATCTTTAGAACGATACTTTTCAACTAATAAAGTGTGATCTTTAGTCGCGGTCACCATATAGGTTATATTTTTTAACTGGAGGTGGTTTAATTTCTACCTCTTTATTACGTATAACATACAACTTACTTTCTAGAGGAGCAAGTCTAAACTCAGCTTTTTCACCAGTTTTAGCAAACCAAGCTTCTAAAGCATCTGTAATTGTTTTATGGACTGTTGAATCATCAACTAGAGACCACCTGTCACCAGGTGGAACTCTAATTGCGATTAGCTCATTATGTTCTTTGATTTCTTTTTTCATTACATCATCCCTCCCATCATACTCATAGGATCGATTTCTGCGTTAGGTTGATCACTGGGTTTATCTACTACAGTACATTCTGTAAGTAATATTGTACCTGCTACTGAGGCAGCATTTTCAAGTGCTGAACGAGTTACCATTGTAGGATCAATAATACCTGCTTCTTTCATGTTTACAACCTTATCAGTTTTAAGATCATAACCTGCCCAGATATCATTACCTGAATCTACTAATTGGTATTTACCAATCATTTGAGCTTCGGCTGAAGTATAACCAGCATTAGTTAAAATTTGTTCAAAGGGCTTTTCACATGCTTGTTTAACAATCTGGGAGCCTATATCATTTCCTTCAATAGCACCCTTAGCATATAATAAAGCAGCACCACCACCAGATACAATACCTTCTTCAATAGCAGCTTTAGTAGCATTTAAAGCATCGTCTACACGATCCTTTTTTTCTTTCATCTCAGTTTCAGTGTTACCACCTACATGAACGATTGCTACTCCCCCGATGAACTTTGAAAGCCTTTCTTGAAGTTTTTCAACTTCGAACGGTGAATTCGCTTGTTCGATTTGTTGCTGTAATTCTTCAATACGTGCTTCAATTCGTTCTGTGTCTCCTTTTCCATCTACAATTGTAGTTTGTTCTTTAGTTACATTAATAGTTCGGGCTTCACCAAACCAATCCCAAGAGTATTTGTCAAGTTTCATCCCTTTTTCGGTACTAAATACTTCACCTCCTGTCAAAACAGCAATATCTTGAAGAAGTAGTTTTTGACGGTCTCCAAATTCAGGTGCTTTTACAGCACATACAGCTAAAGTACCTCTCATTTTATTTACAACTAATGTAGCAAGTGCTTCATTATCAATATCTTGAGCAATAATTAATAGTGAACGACCTGTACCTGATACGCCTTCTAGTACTGGAAGGAGTTCTTTAATCTTAGTAAATCTATGGTCAGCAATTAAAATATAAGGATTACTTAACCCTGCTGTCATTGTATTATTATTAGTTACAAAATAAGGTGATTTAAAACCACGATTAAATTGAATACCTTCTACAGTTTCAAGATAAGTTTCACCAGATTTTGATTCTTCAATAGTAACAACACCATCTCTACCCACTTTACTCATTGCGGTTGCAATTAATTTACCTACTTCAGGATCATTATTTGCTGAGATTGTAGCAATTTGTTCTAGTTGTTCTTCAGATGTAATTTCTTCAGCATATTCACGAAGATTACCTACAGTTTGTTTTACAGCTTTATCAATGCTACGTTTAATATCAACTGCATTAGCACCATTATTTAAATGTTGTAATCCAGCTTTAACCATTTCACGTGCTAATAAAGTAGAAGTAGTAGTACCATCTCCAGCAACATTTGCGGTTTGAATAGCAGCTTGTTTTACCATTTGAACTCCTAATTCTTCGATAGGATCTTCTAGTGAAATGCTTTTTGCTACTGTAACCCCATCTTTAGTTGATTGGGGATATTCTCCGGGTTTTGAAATAACTACATTACGACCATTAGGACCCATAGTTGATACCACTGCATCCGCTAATTTATCAATTCCTGCAACCAACTGTTTACGTGCGTCAGGACCAAATTCAATTATTTTACTCATTATTTATTTATTTTAGCTAAAACTTCATTCTCTTTACCAATCCAATATTCCTGACCATCAAACTCAAATTTGGTGAATCCCATTGTAGGTAATACTACAATGTCTCCTTCTTTAAGTTGGGTTGGGATAAAAGTACCGCCCATTGCAGTATATCCTGGGCCAACAGCTGCTACTTTAGCAGTTTTATTAGTGTCATTTCCTAAATCAGGTACTACAATGTTTCCGTACATTGTTTCCTCCATTTCTACGGGGGTTGTTACAACCGCATTATATAATGCTTCAATCATAATTTAATAATATTTTTAAGTTCGTGTGATTTTGCCTCAAAACGTTCTATAAATTCTCTTAATGAATCATAACTTTTGGATTTAACACTATCACGAGCAATTGCTTCAAGACATGCTCCTAATCTACCATAATGGCCAATAGTGTTTTGATATTCCTTACCTGACTCAGAAAATGAGGATTTTTGAGCAATGTAACAATGATCATCTAATTGAATATAATAAGGAGCTAATGCTGGATCCTTAATAAAACGTAAATTTGATTTGCTGGGTTTAGCCATAACTATTTTTTTATTTATTTAATGTAAATATACGAATAAAATTGCGCTAGGACACGATTATTTTATATAACTTTTATTTGATTTTTATTGCTTTTGGTTTTGATTCTTCTGAAATTGGGATTAAAAGGTTTAATAACCCATTCTCCATTTCCGCACTTATTTTAGTTAAGTTGTATTTTGGAGAGATTTTATATCCTAAATCAAATGATTTTTTTGATAAACCATGATAAATATAACCTGAAAGATCTATATCTTCTTTTGGTTTTTCATAACTAATTTTAAGTAAATCTCCTTCAACACTAATATCAAGATCTTCTTTAGTAAGTCCTGTACAAGCGACTTCAAAGTGTAAACCTTCGTCGTTGTAATAAATGTTTAAAGGATGTGGTTGTTTTGAATTTAACGCCGGAGCGAATTGATCTTCAGAATTGAAGAAATTCCTAAATAGGATGTCGAACGGTGAACGTTCTAAGTGTTCTAATGTACTCATATCATTTATTTTGTGAGTGCCTAAGCTACTCGATTAATTAAAAATATAACAGCGCGCCCTAGCTACAATGTTATTTTAGTATACATATATTAAATATCTGCCTTCCGCACAACATAATAATAACTGCTCCAATTTTCACCTTCAAATTCAAATTTTACATACCCTTTAGTATTAACTTTCATAGTTGCTTTGGTAGCATCTTTATTATTATTAAGGATAGTTTTAAACATTGATGAATTGAAGGGTAATTCAGTTCCATAAGGAACATCTTTTAATGTTGTATTAGGTACTTGATAATCGATTTTATTTGTGTGATTAGAGACATCACCAAATGATAAAACTAACACATCTTGTAAATCTAAATCTTTATCAATATTAATTATTACATTATCGCTTTCAAGTGCGTTATGGGCTTTAATAATAGCATTAATACTTTCTGAGTCTAATTCACTAATAATTTCATATTCACCTGATTCTGTAATTTCACCTACACTTGAGATAAGTAATAAATCTGTTAGTGAAAAATTCAGAGTATAATTCATATCTGAGATGATGAGTTTAGTAAACACTTTTTGTGTTTTTTCTAACTCTAAAAATAATTCACCACTAGTAACCCCTAATAATTTATTTAATTTTGAGGTATCATATACCGCCATTTCGCCATTTTCTAACGGGAAATTTGCGTGATTAACGCGTCCAATCATATCCTTATTAGGTGATTGGAAATCAATATTTAATGCGTTATTTTCAATAGTCCATTTAACAGATTCTACTAATCCATTTAAATGATATTTTCCAATAACTGATTGTAAGTCGTGTTTATTTATCATATTAAAAACTAAAAATTAGATTTCGGTAGGGGTTCATATTTAATTCCCATTCTAAATCGTTATAAAACCCTTGTAATTTACTTTCTAAAATAGACTCAAATGCTCTATTTTTATCAGCATATTTATCCAGTAATGTAATAATTTTTTCTGGGAGATCAAAATCTAAAAATGCAAGTGCATCAATTTTGTATGGATTTTCTTTAAAATAAATCCATTTAACTTTATCACCTTGAGTAATTTTAGAATGTTGTTTATCTAACTTCCAAAATGTAAGTAAATCATTATATTTAATTGCTGCTTTTACAGGAGCAGGAGCACCTTGGTTGATTGAAGAAAACATTTCTCCGGGACGAGGAGATGATGCTAAATATTTATCTAATGTTTTTACACGAGTAGGGTTACCTAATATAGTAATATTAGTATCTATAAGGATTTTAGTCCTAAAGTTTTTTAGTAGGGTATCTATTTCGTTTTGGGGAGCTCCTTTAATAACTCTTTGCAACACATCTTTAAAAAAGTCTCCAAATATTTTAGGATAATTGGATTTCATAAATTCTAATCCTTTAATATCTAAATCATCTGTTGGTACACCTTCTTTTTTAGTAATCCATTGAGCATACCTACGGGTAGCTCTAAAATACCCAGCACGAATCATACACTCTGTTTTCATCTCAAGTCTATGTTTAGGGACATTAAATGCTTCTAATGCTAACGTATCGTAAGACTTAGTAATTAAATCCTGATATTTAAGAGCAATATCCTCTAACTTTTCATCTCTTTCTTCCTCTGACATATTATCAAAGTTGGGATAGAGTTTTCTAAGCATAGGTTCTGCATTGTAATAATTAGAATCTGTATCTACATAAACGCAGTAATTTTCATCTTCTTTATCACAGATAAACCAAGGTGTACTTTCTAATTGCTTCATACTTTAATCCACTTTTGTTCACTATTTAATTTAAATGAACCAATATGTTCTTTATTCCATTCATTTGGTGCTATTAAAGATAAGAAAGGATTTCCATCCTTCCCAAGGTAAAGGTGATAAGTTTCACCTATTATAGGTTCATAACTAAATTTAGATTGATATACAAGTTCATTCCATTGATATTCTTTTAAAAGTTGTTTGAATTCTTCTTTTAATTCATCAAACTTAGTTTTAAATTGTTTGTTTACTTTATCAACTCCTCTAAGTTTCCAATCATCTATATTTTCAGGACGAATTACAGGAGCAGCAACACTATCCCCATAAGGAAGTAATGCTTTATTTTCTGCAAAATTGTCCGGTTTTTTCATTCGCTTACTTGTATTTCACCTAAATTATGGGATGGTATAAAATAATTATATTCATATTTATTGAGCCATTCAAATACTATACCTTTCATTTTAGTAGAATTTCCAGTAATAATAGTATATTGTTTATGTCCTGGTTGTTCCCAGAAAAAATAACTAGTTAACTTTTCTTCTACCTCAGCATGTTTGACCCCATGTAAATCTAAAGTGCTCATTCTTCATCATTAGTAGATAAGGTGGTTTCAATTTCTCCTTTATTATTATAAATTAAGTCTGGAGTGGTGATATGAAAATTTTGTTTTTTTAAAGTAAATCTTCCACCTTGTTTTAGCATTTTTCTAAAAAACATTTCTTGGTTTTCATTCCAATTTTCACTTAATGCTATAATTTCTTCTTTAGATAGTAGTTCACCTTCACATTTAATTACTACTCCCCTTCTTAGTGTTTGTTTTTTTATCATAATTCTATTTCTCCTCTCATTACTTGGTTCATATGTTTGTTGGCAAAAGCCGCTGATTCTTGGATAATACGTTGACCTGTAAGGGTAATACTTTCACTTAGGATTACATTACCATACCTAAATGAACCTAATGCTGTAGCACCGTAAAGTGAATTAAGAAGGATCTTCATTGTATGTTGTTTTAAATGCATTAATTCTCCTAATTCCTTATTACCAGCTTTATAAGCTTCTTTCATTTTATTTTTAAATACAAGCCTTTCTTGAAACCATTTATTCAAAATAGTAGATAGTACTGAATCAAAATCAGTTCTATACATTACACCATTAGCTGAAATTGCTAGATTTTCACTTTCAATTAGCTCAATTAAATCTTTAATTTTAATTTCAGTAGTTTGACGTTTAGCATTTTGAACCGAAACTGGTAGGTTTTGATCCATTTTTTTTAGATCATTTAAAGCATATCTACAATTAAATATTTCTTTTCCTTCAACATTTATTTTTTCATCCGAAAATAGTATTTTTCCTACTAAAGTTTCTTTACCAATATTAAGAGACATAATAATTGATGGGTAGAGTGATGTTAAATCTTCATCAAACATATAATTAAAAATACCTGCTGTAGGACAAAATAAATATCCCCCAGCATAATTTTTCTTATTAATTGGGTTGGGGTCACGAGCAGGAGGAGCAATTCCTTGACTTAATAAATAAGCTGAGATAGCACCATCTTGGGTTTTAGTATTAGCATATACTTCACTGTAGTTATGTTTACCTTTATGTGATAAGTTTTTAGTAAGAGCTAAATAGTCTAGTTTTTCATCTAATAATTTAAGAATTTCGACATCACGAAAATTATATTGAATAAATTTATGAATATCATCTTCAAACAATCGATCTAAATTACCATCATATTCAATCTTTGCTAACCCCGTATATTTTTCACCAATAACATCTAGTTTATATGAAGGTTCATCTCTAAAGCTAAACTTTTTATGTAAGCGCATATAATCTAAAGATTCTACACCTATAATATCTACATACATATCTTGTTTATACCATCTAGCTTTTACTTCACCTGTAACTTGATCTTTATATTTAGCAGATTTACGTGTTTTAACAATCCCAAGAGGAGATAAACTAGTAGCAATTTTTTTAGATAATACTCTTTCAATTCTGTAGTAAAGATAAGGAATATCGAAATAATCACTATTCCACCCAACTATAATATCAGGATTTAATTCTTTAAAACGTTTTACAAAAGTTTGTAATAATTCTACTTCAGTTTTAACAGGAATTATTTCTTTGTTTTTAGCTTTAGTATGATTTAATTGACCTTTTTTATCTAAAATAATGATTGCCCAGAGATCTGTTTGTTTATCCCACCAAGCAATAGAAGTTATTGGTTTAGGAGCATCTTCAATATATTCTTCAGTAAGTGCACCTCCCATTTCACACTCTATATCAAAAAATATTTCCTTATGTCCTGTAGAGGGGTCATCATTAATTCCATATCTTTCAATAAGAAATTTTTGATAAGGGGGCATATCGTGAAAATGGAGACCTAAAGTATTTTTATATTTATATTCAGCATTCTTAGTAAAATACCAATTTGTAATAGGTTTTACAAATTCACCATTTAGACCTTTTAAAGTGTGTTCTTTTTTGGGGCAGTTAACATAAGCTGTGTTTTTATATTCTGCAACTTGATGTTTACCATCGCTTTCCCATAAATGCATTTCAAAATGGTTTGGGCCTAATTTTTCACCTTGATAACATTTTTTATACATTAAAAGAATTGTTTTAGATCAGGTCTGAAATAATTAATATTCTTCATTACTTTTTTGTCACGACTTCTATAGACAATATAATAGTCTCCAACCTTTTCGTAGTGACATGGTTCATTTTGCTCTTTGGAACGAACTTTAACCGTTTCTTGTGCTTCTTCTTCACTTGAGCAAGCTTTAGACATATTCGACGCTTGTACTTCTTGATAGGCATCCCATAATTTATCCTTAAGACCATGAAGCATAGTTCCGTTACCAATCGAGACGTAGGCAATGTCACATAAAGCATCAAGTACCTCAACAATATCACCTGCTTCGCAGGCAGCTTTGTATTCTTCAAGTTCTTCGAGAATGAAGTCATAAACAAACATCCATTCAGCTTTGTTTTCAGGTATATTAGGCTCATAATTATTAGGTTTTCCCATTGTTGCATTAAATTCTTCTACTTCGCTTACAAAAGGAACGTACCTACCCTTAAATTTATCAGCTATACGCTGTGCTGTTAACTCAGCCCATTCATGTTCTGGGGTCATTGATAATTGGTCTCGGTCTCTAAGTGAATTTAGCAAACCTAAACTATTACGTAGTTCTAATTCTACTTCTTCTTTAAAATTCATAAATTAAATGTTATGTCCTCCGTTATTAATTTTTAAACTATCAAAAAACTCTTTACGAGCATTATTTTGATCATCTCTAAATGCTCCTGATGCTTTAGTGGTAACCATTGCTGCTCCTTGATGTTTTACTCCGCGACACGAAACACAATTATGAGTTCCGACAATAGTAACAATTACACCTAAATTACCTTCTGTAATTTTAGATACAGCATTGTGTATTGCTGATGTTAATTGTTCTTGGATAGCACCTCTACGTCCAAATAATTCTACAATTCTATTTAGTTTTGATAAACCAATTACTTGACCATCTTCTCCAGCAATATAACCAATATGAACAACTCCTCCAATTGTTTGGTGGTGGTGAGAACACATTGATGTTAGAGGAATATTTCTTTCAATAACTACTCCATCATAACCATCTGAGGGGAATGAAGTAATAGGAGACATTGCTGTATAACGACCTGACCATAAATCATTTACATATGCTTTAGATACTCGACGAGGAGTTTCCATTGAATTTGGATCATTTCTCCAATCACATTTTAAAGCATCTAAAAACTTACCATAAGCTTCAGTAGCTTCA